GGAGGGGTGTGGGTTTGTGTGAAGATTTTCCCTTGTGGTTTTTTTTATTTGTGTATTGTTTTTTTTTGTTCTGTGGTGGTGTTGTCACTTTGTTTTGTTTACAGTCCTGTTATATTTTTTTTACGCCAATCTGTCAAGTTTTTTTATTTTGGGCGTGTCGTCTGTTTTCGGGCGTGTCGCCTGTTTGTTTGTGTTATAGTGTAGTTATCAACTTCAAGGGAAGGAAAAATAAAATGATTAACAACAGCATCATTAAGGATTATGTCGAGGATTATATTTTGAACAGTGGTCAGCAACTCACTGATTTTGATATTGATGTGATTGTTGAGAATCTGTATCATGTGGCGGTGGTTAATAATATGGCTATTGAGGATTATGAGGATTGTGATTCGTTCCCGTCTGATGATTTTATTGAAGCGTTCGAGGAAGCGTGAAGAGTTGTTGAAGCGTTTTGAGTCGTTTGACCGTTGATTGGAGATAAATAAATGAACACTATAATTGTTGTCAATTGGGTACGTAATACTATTACAGTTTCTTTTACTGATAACGATGATATGGCTTACACGATTGATTTAGGTAAGGTTTCGACCTTGAGGGGCGTGCGTGCCCGTGTCCGTCGTGTGTTGTTCGATAAGTATGGCATTGCTCTTACTCGCATGAATCTTGTGAAGTCTACTAATGCTGTTGACTATTTCCGTTCTAATCGTGTTGAGGAGGTTTGACATGTGGTATTTTATTATTACTGCCGATGGTTTTCAGGTTTTTGAGGTTTTCCCTGATTGTGTGAAGCCTAGTGAAATGTTTTACACTGCATCACTTAAGGATTCTTTGGATGGCGTTCTATCTCATATCCGTCATGTGTATGCGGGTATGGATGTGAATGTGGATATTGACAATGCCACGTTTGACATGGATTCTACTATGGTTGGCATGGTGAAGGTGGTGCTGGTATGATGATACCTATGAGTATTGTTGTCATTCTGTTTGCGATTCTGCTTGTTGCGACGTGTGCGGTGGCGTTTTGCGAGACTCAGCGTGACGTGAGTGACGTCTTTTGTTTTCTTGCTATGCTTGTAGTAAGCGTAGTCCTTGTATTGGTTTTTGTAGTGAAAGGGTTCTGAAATGGTCAAGAGTGATATGATGGTTGCAAAGTTTGACTCTCCATTCGTGGGTGGTCAAGTGGGGTTATGGTATTGTCCTCATGGTCAACGGTATGAACTTCGGTATGATGTCCAGTTTCGCACGCCGTGCGGTGGTGTGTGTGGTGCGTCGGCCTTGTGTGCCTATGATGCGGGTGATGGTAGTCAGGTAGTTGATCTCATGTTGGATGCTATCGATATCGCCCACACGCCCCTTTTAGAGAGGGATTAGTCATGTATTTTCGTGGTTGGTTGCATTCGTGGACGTGCGGTGATTGCTTCTCTGCCTACTCGTATTGGCGGTTGAGAGCGTTTTGGGATGGTGTAAAGCATAAGCGTGGTGCCGATAACCCACCGAAACGTTGCCCTAGTTCTTTCTTGTGGGAAGCAATGTGGATGGCCGGGTATAATAGTGCCGATGATACTTTGGAGTTTTAACCATGTATGAAACTTTTGTCGCACTGGCGTATTTGAGACATGGCGATAAACCACCTATTGAAGTGGGGTACGCCAATTCGTATGATGATGCCGCTAGCTTGGTTCGTAAGTGGGCTGCAGTGCCTTCGCATACAAGGAATATTGCATATTTCAAGGTGGAAAGAAGGTATTATGTTTAACCGCGGCAATGATCGTACGCCAATCTATCGTATGCGCCGTTTTGATGACGGGATTATGGAAAGCCCCCGTATTGTCAAGGCTACGCGGGGGCATACTCGTGAATTGAATCTCAGACGCTATGACATGGGCTATGGTGATTTTGAAACGTGCTGCAGGGCGGTCAACATGCTGTGCGAACTGTGGCGGGAAGCGCCTAGCGAGTGGTTTACGCAAGCGGTGATCACTGTGTCGCAGATTTGCGGGAGCATGTGTATAGGTGATGGACTCGCCGCCGCTCTATCTCGCACGTATGATGTGGAATATTTGGACGGTTCTGTCAATCCACCTAATTTGACTGCATGGTGCGCGGTCTGCGCGGTCAAGGGAGCCACGTCGTATGACTGTTGCACAGTTTACGATGATCCTCAAGCGCAAAACTTGATTATCGCCGTGTTTAAAAATTTTGACAGACTCGACACGACACGGTATAATGATACCGAATTAGAAAAAATCTTACTGCAAGGGAGGTAAAAATTGGCTAGAACCAAAACCGACATTTTCAGAACCCGCGTCTATGCTGTACTTAAGGGCATGGAGCTTGTTGACGGCGACTTTATGGAAGCCGAGCACGTTATCGACGGACGCTTGAAGGATACACGCGCGTATTCGATTCGTGCCAAAAAACTGTTTCCGAACTTCATTCCACGTTCTATCAATATTTTTTCTCAAAAAGTGTCCATGAATGAGGAAACTTTTTACAAGTATGCGACTTTTGAGGAACCGCAGGAATGGAACCCAGAAGAACACACAAACAAACGACACGCCGAAATTGAAAATAACGACGGCATGTGACATAAAAGATTTTAGGCATAAGCCTGAAAACAAAAACAATAATAACCATAAGGGAAGGTAATATCATGGAAAACACCAACACTGCTCTAGTCGCATTCAACACCGAGTCCACCGAACTCGGTACCGTCCAGCACTTTATCGACACTTCCACCCGTGAGGGTAAAATCAAGCTCTACTCGGCATTGCAGAACGCCGAAAAGCTGGACGAACATTTGAATGAAACGCTCAACATGGTGAACGCAGTCGCGCAGGCCGTACAGGTCACGGACGATCAGACGGGCGAAATCTCCAATACGGTGCGCGTTATCATCGTGACCGACGATAACAAGGCGTATGCGGCCACCTCCCCCACGTTGGCGGCAGGATTGAACACTATGTTCGGCATCTTCGGAACGCCGAACACTTGGGAAGCACCATTGGCCATCAAGGTGGTGGAACGTCGTTCTCGCCGTGGCTTCAAGTTTTTCAGCATTGAGCCGGTGGACGATCAGGAAGCCAAGTGAGCTTGCTATAATAACTGAGTAAGCGTTCGTTCATTGAGAGCACCCAATTTGGGTGCTCTCGCCATCTTAAAAGGGGTGCGAACTATGTCCCGAAGCCGCAAACAGAAGCATGTCAAGGCACGTCAGGCCGCACAAGCCCGCGCCACACGCAACATCAAACAGCTCGGCGCTTACTCCCATTCGAATCTTGCTAAAACTGCAGACCAGCAACTAGTCAATATTGCGAAAACCTTAGGTAAGGAGTGGGAGCGGCAGAAGAAACAGGCCATAGCGGAAGCGAAGGCAACCCCATACCATGCCACCGCCGTGGAAAAGCCGACGAAAAAAGATTATCTGTTTGCCCAGCGCACACCCATCACGAACGCGCAAATTCAGGCGGAACCCGTAGCGAAACGGCGCAAACTCCTGCGGCAACAGCAACGGAAAATCAATGCGGCACGACGCAAAATCAACGAATGGAACAAAGAACAGGCCATGCTCCAGCGAAGCGTGTATGACCAGCGCGTGGCAGAACTTGAAGGCACCACCGGCGAAGGTTTTGGACGCACTCAAATCATCCCATCAAAACTCACGGACTTTCTGCAAATGACCAATGTGCTCAGTGATGAAGCCTTCGTGCGAAGTCAATTGGAGAGCGGACACCGGAACGAATTGCGCGAACAGATGCACGATGTGGCCGAAATCCTAGGACTCCGTACGGAACAGAAACGCAAGTCGACTAAAAAGCGGAAGACGGATACTCGACCCGATTTGTATGATGATCATAATTGGCCGTCCTACATGAGTCGCGGACGCTACGAAATTTTCGAGAAAATTTTGGCAACTACACTCGGCTCGAAACGGTTGAAGCGGTTCCATCAACTGTCAGCGGCGCAAAAACGCACGTTTATTGAACAGACGGACGCTCCCCGAATCGTGTTTGATTGGACGGTATATGACCCTGTTCGGCACGGTTTTACTTCGGTGTTCCGAGATAACAGCGAGGGGTATCAGCGCTCACGGCAGCAGTTTGACCGGTGGTTGACGGAAGCTGGCGCACTGGAAAAGTAGCGGTCAGCGATCAAGGGAAGTTATACTATGACAGTGCAAGACAATAGGGTGGGATTATGGTGCGCGGATAACGTCATACGATTCACGGACGGAACAGCATTACGTGACATTACCGCCCCTAATCGCCTTTTGGCGTCCATCATGACGGGCGGCAAACTCACCATCTACGTGACTGACCCCGACATGTTAGACCCGTTCATGGCGCACGTCGTACACTCACTTCCCCATAACGAGCATAATGCTAATCTGAGCTGGGATGCCATCATCTCGAAAAAGGGCAAATTTTTCAGCTTCACGGCACGTATCGACCGCGAAAACTCGGCACGATTTTTTGACATATCGAATCTTTTACGGGAAAACTGCAGTCTCACCATGACCGATACCCAGCTACTCAATATCCTACGTGAATACGATAATCGTGGCCTGTGCAAGATCACGGCGGGCGGTGCGAGCATGGAGGCGTTCGCCGCAGGTGAGTGGAAATGGTATTACGACAAATTCCCACAATTAGAATCCGAAACAAAAAAATCACTGCATGACGCCTATATCGGTGGATTTATGACCGCCAAAGAAGGTGTGTACGGCAAGGCTATCGACGTTGACTGCAATAGCATGTATCCGAGCATTCTGAGGGACGAATGGATCCCATGGGGCGAACCCGAACCGTACGAAGGCAAATACGAGGAAGATAGCGACATGCCCTTGCATTGTGACGAACTTACGTTTCGTGCGGAACTCAAACCAAACGGATACCCTTTTCTACTCGACAATCGCAGCGTCTACGGCTTGAATCGACTCACCTCAACCCGTGGCTATGTCACAAGAGTATTGACCGACATCGATCAACAACTGCTGTATAACAATTACGAAGTGAGCGTCTACAAGCACGTACGCGGGTGGAAATTCCGGCAAAGCAAGGGCTTTTTCCGCTCGTTCGTAGACGAATGGGGAGAACTGAAACAGCGGGCGACGGGCGAACAACAGCAAATGGCCAAACTCATTATGAACGCTCTTGTAGGGAAAATGGCGAGTCTGCCCAAGGGTGCCGTCCTACTCCCCACCTCTAAAGACGGCATCACATTGGACTGGGATGTGGCGCAACGTGAGGAATCGAATTTGAAAACCGATTTTCTCCCCGTGCCCGTATGGGTGAATGCTTATGCGCGTCGCAAACTTATGGCCGTCTGTTATGCCAACTCAGATAGGCTACTGTATGCGAACACGGACGGTTGCATATTGTCCGGCTGGGATCCGGTACGATCATGTGACATACACCCGACCGAACTTGGAAAGTGGAAGATCGCCGCACGATACGAAAAATTGACTATCCTCGGAATGAACCGGTATCAAGGCTGGAGGGAAGACGGCGAAGTGGATGTATGCATGGCCGGAAACATGTTCTCACAGCCCATCCCCTACGAAAAGTTCAGGCATGGAACGCAAGTCATGGACGACTACGGAACAATGGTCATGCTATAATGCCTATTGTCTTCTGAGCGTCGATTTTCGACTGGGAGCAACACGGGTCGGACTGCCACGGCTGAGAATGTCGCCGACCGTGAACATCACTATCGTGGCGGTAGTGCCCTACGATTTTCAACTCGCGCTCACATAAGACAGTTTTGACCCCGCGTGATTGCGGGGTCATTTATCTTCCCGTCGCATGATATAATTTTAGTGGAAATATTATCGATCATAAGGAGCTTGCATGGCAGACCCAAACAATAACGACGAGGAAAACACTACCCCGCCGCCGACCGAAGAGGAACAGCAGACCGAAACCGTGGATGATGAGGTCAAGCCGAAAGAACCGGAACCGGAACCGAAGCAGGAGCCGGACGTTTCCGCACGACTTGACAGCATCGAAAAGGAATTGGCCGCACTCAAGGCCATGATGGACACACTCGGCTATAATGACCTCACCCCATCCGACGATGATAACGACGATGACGATGACAACGAGTCCATCGAAGATTTGTTCGACTAAACAGTTAGGAGATATACATAATGTCCAATATTCGACCGTTGGCCGGTAAGGGTGACGTTGAGATTTTCAACGCCGTCCGAAACGCCACCAGCCCCCAGTTCCAGACCCGTATCCCGTCTGCCACGCAGGGCAATATCCGCAACGCGGTAGACACCATGCGCAATTTCCCCTACCTGCGCGACGAATTCACGGGCGTGCTGATTCAGCGTCTCATCGGCCTGTACATCCAGCACGCCGACTGGGATGACCCGCTCAAGCTGATCGGCTCCCCGCGCACCCTCAAGCGCTACGGTTCCACCTACGAACAGGCCGCCGTGGGTCTCGTCAAGGCCCGCACCCGCAACTTCAACAAAGAATATCTCGGGGATGATGTTTACGGGCGTTACTCGCTGCCGACTGCTTCGGTATTCCACCCCCTAACTTTCGACCATTATTACCCCGTCACCATTCCAGAAGACGCTCTGTTGACCGCGTTCGACGGCGAAAGCGGCATGTCGGATTACATCGCTGAAATCATGAACGCGCCTGTTCTCTCGGATAGAAACGATATGTACTTGATGAAGACACAGACCTTCGCGGAATACGCACGTAAGGGCGGTTTCTACCGCGTGCATACCCCCGACGTTGGTAAGGCGGATTCCACGGAAGCTGACGCTAAGGGCTTGTTGCGCCTTATCCAGCAGGTGGCGAACGAGTTGAAGGCGTCTCCAATGTCGGCCATGCCGCGATATAATGCCATGTCGTGGGTGACTCCATGGCGCGACTCTGAAGCGATCTTGTTCGCTACTCCGCAGGTGATTGCCGCGCTCAACGTGGAAGCTCTCGCCGCCGCCTTCAACATCGATAAGGTTAATGTTCCGTATCGCATCATTCCGATTCCAGAAGACATGTTCGGCATTGGCGGGCAGGGCGGCAAGGTACAGGCCGTCCTGACCACGGAAGATTTCTTTTTCTGCTGGGACGAGATGCTCGAAACCACAAATTCCCCCGTGAATCCGATTGACGGCACCCGCAACATCTTCTACAAGCACAGGGGCAGCATTACCCCGAATCCGTTCGCCAACGCTATTCTGTTCTGGACTGGAGAAGGCTCTACGCAGTCGGTAACATTGCCGGATACGCTTACTACGTCGAAACCAGTATTCGAGCTGAAAGTACAGAAATATGGTCAGCCCGCCATCACACCGCAGAATGTGGAACGCGGCGATTTGGTGCAGGTGGTGTCTACTATCGAAAGCGCTAATAAGGCTAAGGCGTCTTTCCAGCCGGTCGGTATTACATATGCTGTTGAGGGTGCATCTTCGCAGTTTACAGCTATCGACAATGACGGTATTTTGCGTTGCGGCCTTGACGAAACCGCCGAGTCCCTTAAAGTCACTGCTCAGGCAACCTATATCAACCCGGATACACCTGAAATCGACCAAACAATTTCCGCCGCACTGGACGTACCCGTCAAGGGCACTTGGGTGGGCGGCATCAAGATTGGCGCACTCAAGAGTCTGACAATTCTCCCGCCAAACCCGCCGAGTGTCAAGGTGGGTGAAAGTACGAAACTTACCGCTCAAGCGATCATGGCAGACGGTTCAACCGTTGACGTAAGCAATCTTGCGACATGGGGCGTAGACAAGAACGCCACTGTCGATAAAACTGGAAAAGTCGTTGGTGCAAATGCCGGAGATGCAGTCGCTAACGCGAAATTTGCAGGAGAAATAACGGACAGGACTGTGCGCGTTGTCTTATGATATAATCAGATAATCGCTAGAATGGGTGTGAGAAGACAATTCTCACACCCATTGTTTCTAGGAGGACTTATGAGCGCCAATGACCTACCCATCAATTTCAGTTACGCGAAATGGACGCCAAACACCAGATTCAAACTCTGCAACGTTCCGTGGGACATGGGCTATAGGGATATTGTCAAATGGGATAAAAACGCCCAGAAAGAGTATTTCAATCAGCTGGATGGTATAGAGTTCACAAATTGCTCCATGTCAAAATACGGACTGCCCGTGAGACTGCCCGTACCATTTGCTCAAGCATGCCAATACAATTACCTGATCGCCACGAATGATTACGATTTTGACACCCCCCGTAGTTGGTATTATTTCATCCAGACGTGCGACTATATCAACGCTAATACGACACAGCTCAATATTCAGTTGGATGTATGGCAGTCATTTCAGTACGATATTCAACTGGGTAACGCCTACGTAGAAAGAGGGCATGTTGGCGTAGCGAACGAGAATGCGTGGAAGGACTGGGGCAAAACCTATCTTGATCTACCCGAAGGCTTGGATACCGGTAAATGCACCGTACTGACCAACGAATCATGGAAGCCGCTCATGGATGTAGGCACTCACGATGGCGTGAAATACACCTCCTACGGATTGATTATCGTGAGCACCACCAATCTGGAAGCCAATACTGGTACGGAGAATAATCCGGTGGTCAACACCGCCACCGGTAGCGCTTTTGAAAACCAGTTGAATGGCACATCTATGTATTATTTAGACCCTCCCGCCGATATTGTCACAATCTTTACTGAAGGCATGAATGCACCATGGGTGACGCAGGGTATTTGCGGTATCTACGCCGTGCCGCATCTTCCACAAGCCTTGTTGGACGGTCAGCCGAAAAAGACGGAACTGTTCGGACATTCGGTCGGTTTCATCGGCAATTGCTGGGAACTACGCACACGAAACGACAATAGCAACGCACGCTATGCGGATATTATCAATCTGAAGAATTTCCGCGACACCTTTAATCTGCCCGAACGCTACAAGTATTTGAAGAAATTTCTCACCGCCCCTTACGCCTACATCGAATGTTCGTGCTTGAACGGAACCGTGGTCACGTATGAGCCTGAGCAAATTCCGTCTGCAGATCTGATTATCCGCGAATCATGGAATTACGCGCCCCCCTCCCCACGATTGAACTTTTATGCGAGGGGTTATCATGCGGGCAATCTTGGCGAACGCCAGCCACTACCAGACGGTAAGGGATTACCGATTGATACGGGCGAAATGCTCAACGCCAGTTTTGGTATCACCAATTTCCCGACCTTCATGGCAGTAAGCAACGGTTCTGCTCTCGCCCTTGCGAACAGCGCTTATACGCGCCAATACGCCCAGCAGAGCGCCGATTGGTCACAGCAAAAAACGCAAATGGGCATTAACAATGCGTACGCTCAAGCCCAGCTCGGCACTCAATACGCGAGTGCGCAAAACAGGCTCGGCACGTCGAACCGAAACGCAATGAACGCGATCAGCAACCAGAGTGCGCAAATGGGCACCGATCTGACGTTGAAGAATCTCGGATTCAATAACCAGATGGCTCAGCTTAACACTATTGGGTCGGGCGTGGCGAACGCGGTCGGTTCCGCCGTCACCGGCAATATGGGCGGTGTAGCCGGTGCCATCGCAGGTACGGCCATTGGAGCATGGACGAACCAGCAAACCTACAATAACAACGTGTCAACCGCTAACCAACAATTGGCGAACACGCAAACCACGAACAACGCTTCGACCTCACAGGCTAACGCCTACTCTCTCGCGCAAACCAATCTATCCAATCAACAGGCCATGCAAATGGCTGATATGAACAAGCAACTGGCTCAGGCCACGGCGCAAGGCGATTATGAAAATACGATCGCGGGCATCAACGCGCAGGTGCAGCAGGCCCAGACCGTACCGCCTACCACGTCCGGCGCATTAGGCGGTGATGCGTTCAACCTTGCCAACGGCTTGATCGGTGTCATGGTGCGTTTCCGGCAGATTCCACCCGCCGCCATGCAAGCCATTGGCGAAGTATGGTTACGATACGGGTATTACGTACAACGGTTTATGAAACTTCCTGAAAATCTTATGGCCATGTCCAATTTCACGTATTGGAAATTGCATGAATTGTACGTACGGAGTTCGACGTGCCCCGAAGAGTACCGGTTGACTGTCAAGGGTATTTTTGAGAGTGGTGTGACCGTATGGACTGACCCCGACAAAATCGGTGTCACCGATTACGCGGACAATGCGCCTTTAAGCGGTATTGCATACTGACATATATAATAGGGAGAGTATAACAACACTCTCCCTATTACTATGTTAAGGACGGTTATAGTGGGTAAACGCAATAATGCGCGCAAGGCGGCACACTGGGATAATCAGAGCGTGCTCGGATCCATGTGGGGCAACTTGAATCTGCCTGAAATGCGGCAGTCCCTTCGTATCAACCAGTATATGAAGCTTATTGAAATGCTGGCCGTAAGCCGATTCAAATGGATCAACTTACCCTCATATATCGATGAAAGATATTTGGAACTCACCCTATTCGAGAATGGTTTAGCCCTCTTTTTTCCCGACAAACGTAAGGGCGTCAACCGTTTCATGGTCACGTCCGGCAACATCGGGGGGGTGAACAGCTACAACAATCCGACCAGTTTTCAGCCCGTCGCAACGAAATACTCGCACCCCCAGATTGGCTCGAAGAAATGCGTACCCATTTGGGACAACCAGCTCAGGTGCACTATGGTCGATGTCATGTGGAACTACGCCACGCGATTGGCTATTGCAGACCGCGCTTTGGACGTGAATTTGGACAATATTTCGGTGCCGTTGATTATCGCCACGTCTGAAACCAACAAACTCACCGCCCAAAATTTGATGAAGGCACGCGAGGATGGTGACCCATACGTGTACGCCTACGACTCGGCGGACATTACCGGCATGTTTCAGACTTTCCCCAACATGACCCCCTTTTTGGCGGATAAAATTATCACCACAAAAACACAGATTTGGAATGAGCTCGTAAACTACTTGGGCATTGACAATTCAACCACGGAAAAGAAGGAGCGGTTGCTTGAATCGGAAGTGACTGCAGGAAACTCTCGTACGAACGTGTTCCGCCTGAGCTATTTGAAGGCGCGGCAACAGGCGTGCGATACGATCAACCGGTTGTGGCCGCAAATGGCCGACTCTGGATACCCCATCGGCATTGAATGGAATGACACCACGTCCGGTGGTTTGCTGGACGTGGAAGGCAATAAGGAGGAAGACTAATGGTGCAGGACTTGAGCATGTACGCCATCAAGGACAGCATGGCGGATTACACGTTGACGCTCGGCAATCTTATCGACCGTGGTTTTAATACGGACGAAAAACTGCATTTAAGTTCACAATATTATCCGATTTTCGACGAAAACTATAGGGCGAAACTGAACGAAAAAATCGTAGCACACTACGCACTACGCGAAATTGGGTCGGAAACCCCGCAAATGTTCGTTTTCTACCTAGGCCGTACCATGCGCGAACAGATGGATTATTTCAATCAACTGTATTTGTCTGCTCAACGTAAGTTCGACCCTTTTATTACGTCCGATATCAGGCAGGAAATGGATTCGATCAGTACGAACGAGTCCAGCGGCAAATCCACAGGCACTCAATCCAATGAGTCCACGGCTAACAGCACGTCCGACACCACCGCCGACAATTCGTCAATGACTTTTAATTCCGAATTTCCGCAGACCCGTATCGACGATTTTCGCAAATACGCCACCACCGCAAGTCAGACGGATTCTACCGGCAATACGCATACGGCCACCCAGCAGGACAGTACGGCCACCGCAACCAGCGCCAGCAACACGGATTACGCGCACTCCTCGGACAAGGGAAACAGCACGTCGCATATGCTCGGTACCAGTGGTTCGCAATCCCAGCTCTTGCTGGACTGGCGCAGTACCATGCTCAACATTGATATGATGGTCATTGGTTCGCTTGAAGATCTGTTTATGGGCATGTGGGGAAGTGGCGACAATATGACCAACGTACCGCAACTCTACAGTACGAGTCTCGCCTATAATCTCGGCCACTAGAGTATACTAGATACAGACAGATAGGAGGAAACGCATGGATGAAATCAACATGTGCGCCGCACCGTTGGATATTGACCCGCGACAACGCTATTTCACGACGGTTCAGCCGTTTTCGTACCGTGATACGCTCACGGTATTGGGGTATGTGCAGGAGGTGGCCGACCATCTCGACCAGCTCAGAGAGCAACTCGATAATCTCGCCAAGGACGAAAACGCTGACATTGAAGCGATCAAACGGTTGGTAGCCGGTTTCAGCGAGCAGTTCGAGCGCATCAACAAGGCGCTGGATGACTTGGAAAAGCAGGTCGGACAGTATGAAGATAGTGACTTGACCTATAATCCGACTCGCGGCAAATACGAAGACTCCAAAAGCACGAATCGCGATCTGTATCGAGAGCTGGCCGTGTTTGGGGCGCGTGTCAATCAAATGGCTCAACTTTCCGTGCCAATGGCGTCAGCGCACACCTGCCTGGAGCTCGCCGTGCTCGGCAACAAAACCATTTTTCACAATGACGAGCCACGCATCACACCGCGTGATGTGCACGTGGATGATGGGGGGGCGGTCAATCCGTTGTCGGTCGAAAATCTTGCCAACGGCATCGTGGTCAACAATTTTATGAAAATCGCAAAATAATAGGAAGGATTATTAGAAATGACTAAAAAAACCACAAATTATAATCTCGAAAAATATGACGCAACCGACTCGCCGAACCTACTAGGCGCGTACAACCGCAGTATGGATATCATCGACACGACTCTAAAAACACAGTCGGACAAAATCGAAGCCATTCCAACGCCGGAAAATCTGCCGGACGGACTAAAAGCATTCTGCACCGCTTTGAGTCTAACCAATTCAAACGCGGAAGCGCTCGGAACCGCGCTCAACCACTTCCTTAACCGCACACCTGCCGCAGACGGCGGACGGTATACCGTCAAAAACCTCACCGATACCAAGGTCACGGCTGAAGGATTGCCGTTCGTGTCCACAGCCACTTCGGGGGATTGATAGGCTATGGTAGATAACCAGCAAGCAACCCCCGTTAACGTGGCCGCATATGATGTGACCCGTCATTGGGGGTTGCCCCTCTACAATGATGCAACACCAATGGACATGAGGGATGGCTACAATCATGCCATGCGTATGATTGATCAGATTCTCACTCAATTGCAAACTCAAATTCGAGAAAAGGATTGAAGCAAATGGCTACAGTGTACACGAAAACCGACAATTACGGTTTGGGCCTCTACGGAGACAATGATCCTGCAGACCTACGCGACGGATATAACGGCTCCATGCGCACCATTGATACAACTTTGAAAACCCATTTGAATCGTATCGAGGGGGTGGAAGCGCGGGAAACCCATGACGAGGAAGTGGTTAAAGCACTGCTTGGCGATAACACGGTGGATAACGCTACCACTGCGAAAGCCAAGTGGGATAAGTCAAGCACGGACGCCACTACCGCCAACAGCAAGGCCGATGCAAACACGGCAATTCTCGCCGCATTGGGTGCAGATTCTGCTGTCAACGCCGCCGCCGCGAAAACCAAGTGGAACGACGCGGCAACTACCGCCACTGGCAACAATCACGCATTGGTTGCGCTCGGGAGCGAAACTACTGACAAGGCGGACGCCAATAAGGGTAAGTGGGATACCGCCGCCACTACCGCCACCGGCAACAATCAGGCATTGATCGCAGATCGGAA